CACCTCGTACTGGAGGACTGCACCGGAGAACGTGAAGTAACCATCCGTGGCGACGACCTGGGGCGTGGCGTTGGTATAGGAGGCGATGGTAGGGCGCTTGCCGACGTACTTCGCCCCCACCCTTGCCGGACCACCTGTCCCGTCCCCGGTGATCGAGAACTCCGACATGATTCCGGCCTCGAATGTCTCCTCGACCGCACCGGCCAATAGGTCTGTGTTGTACGTCGTGAACCATGGGGGAGTCGCACCGAGAGTCGAGAACGTGTGGGTGAACGGCCCAGCACCCGTCACGGTGTCAAGGGGCCACAGACCCACCAGGATCTTGGGGAGCGGTGCCCCGAAGGCGGGGACGACTACATCCGCCTCCCAATGTTCGTCGCCTTGCTTGTAGGGGTCGGCGGCGAGCGTGGTGGCGTCGGTGACCTCTACCCGGTTCGTGGTTTGGACCGGCATCGAACGACCCGAATAGACCGGGAGCCCGTACTGCGCGGTCGTGGCGATCGTTGACTCGTTGGTCTGCTTCGCCAGTTCCCAGATGAACTGGTTAGAGGGTGTGGTGAATCCCATCTAGTCCTCCTTCGGGTCGAACCCGATCGGGTTGTCAGGATCAGTCGCGCATGTGTCCAGCAGCGCGATCTCGTCGTCATCGGTCGTCGTGTATGAGCCGGTCTTGAAGGAGATGGGGCCGACCACTTCACCCTTACTGTTGTTGCCCCCAACCTGGACGGTCTTATCCTTGGCCTTGTAACGCACGATGCCTCCTAGTTTCCTGTGATGTCCCTGCGGGCCTGGATACCGATGGCGAACCACCTGACCTGCCCCGAGCGTTCCGGGAACGCCGTAGCGATATAGCGGGTGTCGACCGTCCCCCCGATCCGATAGTTCGCATTGACATAGAAGCGGTCTCTGACATCCTCCGCGAGCTCGAGCAGGGCGGCGGCAGCTTCCTCATCAGAGACGCCTCGAGAGGACTCGTCGCCGGCGTGCTCCCAATAGGTGATGCGGTAGATCTCGGTCAGCAGATCGCCTCGAGGACCGGTGACCAGCGGTTCAGCGGTCTGGGCCTGGGAGGCCACGGGGAACATCGAGAGGTGGCGTTCCCCAGCCTCCGCAACGAGCTCCTCCGGGTCATAGGGCGAGTAGCGGTGTTCCCGCACATCTCGCAGACCGGAAACGTTCGTGGTCAGGTCGAGCATCACAGCATCGATGAGGGTCTGCCAGCTAGAACCCACGGAGAGCCCCTGAGGCTGCCCGCCTATACGCAGTAGGCCATAGGGCTAGGGCTGGGCGTAGAAATGGCTTAGAAACCATCCCAGGGTGTCTAACGGGACCTGTCACAAATGACCCGTCAGCCAGTTTCAGGACATTGCGCTTGGGGTTGATCTCATGCGGCCCAACCCCTTTCTCGAACAGGATCCCAAGGGGGGAGCTCGAACCGATGGTGAAGTTGGTAGCCGTGCCCGCCATGGTGATGGAGGCTGCAACCCGTTTGCTAGCCTGGGCTGCCTTCGCCCTGGCAGCGAGAGCGACCTCGGCGGCTGCCGGCCGCGCTGCGGCTATCAGCTTGGCGTTAAACGCTTCGGGACGCCAGATAACGACGGCACTCATCCGGCATACACCGGGAGCGACCGCCGGTATCGGTCCTCGATCTCGGTCACCTCAGTAGATGGCCCGTAGGTCAAGATTGCATCCACCGTGGTTCTCTGAACGAGCGTGGACAAGGGGTCGGCCTTGGCCTTGATGAGGTCGTAGACCTTCAGGGCCACCAGCCTCTTGATGTCCGTGGGGACCGCAGCCCATCCGAACTTGCCTACAAGCTCCACGGTCTGTGTTCCTTCGGGCCAGACACTGGAGAACAGCTCGAGATAATCCAGGCGAGCAGCATCCAGCATGGCCGTGCCGGCCGTGTTCAGAGACTTCTGTAAGCGCCATACGCTCGTAGCCTGAAGCGTGAGCGTTCCATCATCCGCACGGGTCTTGACTGTCGTGAGTGCCCGAACCCTGCGAGGTGTGTAGAGACGCGCACGACCGGATCCATTGACGTTGAGCGTTTCGTCCGGGTCACCCCCAGCCGGCTCGAAGTCATCGCCTAGGTCGAGCTCTACCCGAGTCACCACCTGGGTGATGAGCAGGTCGATATAGGCATCGAGTCCGTCGGTCTCACCGAGGATCAGGCCGGCACACCAGGGGGCTACCGTCCGCTCGCGGAAGTCGGCTGCGGCGATATAGGCCACTAGCCGAGATCCACCGTAGCGGTCGTCGTGACGTTTGTGTTAGCCGAGTAGACCAGCTTGATGTAGCGCCAGCCATGACCGGGCTGGAGCACGTAGAAACCGGTCTTCGCCGTCGTGATCGTGAGGGCCGTCACTACCCACGTCGCCGAGAACGTGTTCTCCGCACTGTAGGGGATATTGGCGTAGTTCACGCCGTCAACCGAACCCTGGATGTTGATAGTGACCGTTGGTGTGGCGCCAATGGCTGTGGTGAGGACGAGGTTGGCAATCTGGGTCGTGTTGATGTTGGTACGTATCCCGATGTTGGTGCTATCACCGTTACCCGTCTGAGCGGTTGAAAGGGCTACCGTCCCGCCCGGAATCACAGCCATTACGCATCACCCTTCTTCGGCCGGCCTACGGGCCGCTTCTCACCAGGCGCAGCCGTGGCCCGCTCAACAGGTGGAGCCTTGGCGTCCGCAGGCTCGAGGACGCCCTCGGCAATCAGGGCCTTAGCCAGAACATCATCGACCTCAACAACGTCGCCGCCCGCGCCCTTGATACCGTGCGCCTCTGTCACCGTCGGATACAAGACCCGCACCTTCATATGCTCTCCCTTCTGGGGGGAGGGGGGCCGGGTCTTAGCCCTGCGCCCCCCACCGTGTCCAGCGGTCCCCCAGATCCGTTACGTGGCCGAAGCCACGATGGACTTGACAGCCGTCGTGTCGATGGGCTTCCCGTCAGTACGGATCAGGACGCGGAAGGTAATCAGGTCGTTAGCGAAGGCAAAATCATCGCTCCGCTCGAACCTGACACTAGCAACGTCCCTCACCAGGTAGTACTGCGTGAAGTCACCGAACGCGGCGACCTTGGCGTTCGCAGCGAAGACCGCGATGTTCGGGTCTGTGAACACCGGCCTACCAAGGATCGTGTCCGGCGTGCCGGCTGCGAGGCCGGGCTGCCAGAGATACTGGTTGGTGGTGTCCTTGACCTTGCGGACCTTCGCCAGTGTGGCGTCGTTCATCATCCACGCACCACGAGCCCGATAGCCTGTGACGATGCTGTGATACACATCGAACAGGGCATCGATGGCACCTGCGGTCGTGAATCCCGCGGTGTTGCCCGTGGGAAGCGTGACGCCGGCCGTGATGTTGGTCATGATGCCTTCCGGCTGAGCCGTGCCGGTCCCGGTCACGAAGTGCGTACCAGAAGCCAACCCCACGTTGCGTCCACCGGACTCCGCGATGTAACCCAGAAGGTCAACCGCCGTGTCCTGGACGAGCTCCGTGGAAAGCTGGATCAACTGGCCGTACTTGTAGGCGTTCATCGTGACCTGCCCGAATGCCGCGTCAGACTCGGCGATGGCGGCGGCTTCAGCCACAAGGGCACCAGCGCCATGCGTCGTCGTCTTCGGCACCAGGATGTTCTCACCGGAATCGGTGGTGAGGTTCCCGGCGACCTGCCGAACCGTTGCAGCCTCGACCAACGCCGCGTACAGCCTGGACAGGAACCCCGTAGGAACGAGGTTTCCACCAGCGCCGGCCGTGAGCTTGGTGAGGTCTCGGCTCTCTCGCTTGATCGCCTCGGTGAGGTTGAAGCTGATCGACCTGGGAGCCCAGGTGTCGGAGTTCGGAAGCGCAGCACGGCACCACTGCCGGATGCGATCCTCGTCTGACTGCTCGTTGGGGCCACCGCCACCATCGGGGCGGACCATCTTCTCGAACTTGGCCCGCTGCTCTTCCGATTCGCGGTTGCGTTCCTCAAGGGCTACCTGAGCCTTGACCCGCTTGTCCAGCGCGTCAACCTCTTCGTTCGCCTTGTCCCAGGACTTCTCATCCTCCGCCGACCAATCACCGCCACGAGCCTCCACGTCTGCCTGGATGGCCTTCATGGCAGAAACGGCTCTCAGCCGTTCGTCGATCAAGTGTTTCGTAAATTCATCAGGAGTCATTTCTGTGGCACCTCCTTCTCGAGACTCCCAGCGGCTCGGACCTTCTCCGCCATACGGCGGTTCCGAGCCTGTTGCTCCGGGGTGCGCCGGCCCTCGTCATCGGGTGCGTCATCGCGGCCCGGTGGCTTGGGTGGTGCGGCCTCGTTCCCGTAGACACCCTTGGAGCGGATGCCTGCGGAAGTCGTTTCGTAGGCCGGCCAGGTGACCGGCCCGAACTCGTACAGGCGCACTTCCTTGATCGTGCGCTCCGTCTTGTCCTCGTTCCATTCCTCCTGCAGCACGTCGAACTGGAAACTCATCCCGTCGATTGCGCCAGAGGCGATAGATGCCTTGAGATCTCGGTTATAGGACGTGTCATCCAAAGGCGTCTCGGTGTAGAGACCGTCTTTACGCTCTTGGAGGACCGCCGGCTTCCCCAACGGCTTCATGCCGATCTGGGGGTCCATGCCGTGGTTGAACATCACCTTGGGCGTTCGCTCCGTGATGGTCTTCTTGAACGCACCGGGCTGGATCTGTTCCGTGAATGTCCCCGAGTAACTCTCGATCTGAGCAGGGGTGTTGAAGACGGCCGCTAGTCCTGTGAGCGTGTTCCCGTCACTGACATCGGCACGGGCCAGGACATTGGGCACCATGCGGAACAGACCCTCGCGGGGTTCGTCACTTCTATCCGGCTTCGGCATCCTGTTCCTCCGTAGTAGCTGGCACGGTCACCGTCGGTGTGCCCGTGATTGACTGGAAGTTAAGCGGCATCCAGTGCCGGTTGAGTCCAGGTTTGGGCGGGAGGTCAAGAAGGCTTCGGACCTCGGCTTGGTCAATCACACCGTGATCGATAAGCTTGGAGAAGGCCTCCGCTTCTGCCTGGGAATCCGCCCGCAACAGACCCCGAAGGTTCAGCTTGACGAACTGACCCCT